AAGAGCGACCCGGTGAAAGAGATCAGGATTTAACAGAACCCCCTGGCCTAGTCCGACGTTCGCAGCGCCGGACTAGGACCGGACGGGGGGGCGTTGGACCTGTGCGCCAGTGTTCGCAGCACTGACAGGGGCCTCGGCAGAACTCCCTTCGCACACCGGTGAATCAATCGCAACGCCTTCCTCGTCCGGCATCCAGGGACAGCCCGCCCGCCATGGGCGGTTCCCCGGAGCGCGTCATGCCCGGAAATTCTCACATCTCCCCCGTCTCCAATGATGTTTTCGACGACATGGCCGCACAGTGGCCGTCTGCGATTGTTGCCCGTCACATGATCCGGGAGTTCACAGGCGGCCTGATTGCACCCAAGACCATGGCGAACCTGGATTCCCTGGGTCAAGGGCCTGAAGGACGATTCGTTGCCAATGGTGCCACGGCATACCCGGTGAAAAACTTTGTTTCCTGGCTTCGCAGACGGGCGAAATAGCCGTGGATGCCATCGAGGTACGAAATGACCAGCTTGTGATTATTCGCAAGTCTGACTTGCAGTACATCATTACTACAGCAAAGTTCTACAAGTTGCAGTCGATAGAGCTTTCACAGCGGGTTCTTGAGTTGTTGCGCGAAGAGTTTAACAGGATCGATGCGCGGCATGATTAACAAATCAGAAGTGCTGGCCCGCCTGGATTTTCGAGCGTTCTATAACGCAGAACTCCCAGACATCAATGGTGCGGGGGTTGAACTCAATGCGCCATGTCCGTTTCACGATGATTCGGGGCGGCACTTCTACGCCAACGCGGAAACAGGGTATTATAAGTGCCAGCGGTGCAATGTGAGCGGAGACGTATTTACGTTCATGCAGGAACGCCACGGCCTGGATTTTCAGACCGCACTTGCACGACTGGCGGAACGAGCTGGCCTGTCAGATGGGAATGGGAACGGGCAGAAGAAAAAGTTCAAGGACGATCACGCCCGCGCCACCACGGACAACATCCGCCAAAAGTATCACTACTCTGACGAGGACGAGCAATATCTATTCTCCACGGTGCGATTTGAGGAAGCCGGGCGGAAAAAGACGTTCCGTCAGTGGCGATGGGATGAGAAAGTACAGGACTACATCCCGAATATATACGGTGTGCACCTGGTTCCCTACAACCTTCCAGAAGTGTTGACCGCAAACGAGATATTTCTTGTAGAAGGCGAAAAGGATGTTGAATCACTGCGTGCAATAGGTCTTTGCGGATCGTGCAACGCAATGGGCGCGGGGAAGTGGAAGGGCGAATACAACATCCATTTTCAAGGCAAGCACGTCGTAATCCTTCCAGACAACGACCAGCCGGGGCAAGATCACGCCGCGATGGTGTGCGAGGCCCTTTATCCCCACGTCGCATCGGCCAAGCTGGTTGACCTGCCGGGCCTTCCGGAAAAGGGCGACGTATCCGACTGGCTGGAACGAGGCGGAACCCGGGATGCCCTCCTGGCCCTTGTAGATCAGGTGCCCGCGTGGAAGCCCGCATGGGCCATGGACTGCATTTCAGCGGCCGATTTCATGGAAGTGGAGATCACCTTGACGCCCCTGGTGGAAGGTCTCCTGAATGAGCGTGAAAGCCTCCTGGTGTGCGGGCCGTCAGGGCTGGGAAAAAGCGTCCTGACCCTGAACTTCGCTCTTGCCGCCGGGATGGGGGCCGATGCCGGGTTGTGGGGCCTGTTCCCGGTTTCCAGGCCCTTGAGGAGTCTCTTTGTTCAGTCGGAGAATAGCGCGGCCGGAACACAGGCCCGTTTGAGAAAGATCATTTCGGCAATGCCCGAGCTACGCCCCGCCCTGGAGCAGATCATTTTCCCCGATCCCCACCGTGTTACCGGCGAGTTGACCGATAGCACATTTCAGGAACGCCTGATTGACGCCTGCCGCAGACATGGTGCTGATCTTCTGGTGTTGGACCCACTGATTTCCTTCCACGGCCAGGACGAAAACGACAATGCCTCTATGCGGCGGTCCCTGGATTGCCTGTCCGCGATATGTGACGCGGCGAATGTCGGAACCCTCCTGGTGCATCATGTTGGCAAAAACACGTCGGACAACGGCGTTTTTGCAGGGCGCGGGGCATCGGCCATCGGGGATTGGGCGGCAAATATCCTGCTTATGAAGCCGACTGAGATCGACGGCGAGCGAACCAACATCATCGAAATGCAGCACCAAAAGGCCCGGAACTTCGAGACGGTCTCGCCCTTCTACCTTGAGCGGCGACGGGACTTGTCCATGGTGAGGACGGAGAACCCCCAAAAGCGGGCCAAAAACGCCGAAGCCGTCGAGGTAGTCACGTCTGCAATGGAAGACATGGGTGGCCGCGTGAACCGCAAGGGTGCCCTGTGGGACAAGCTTATGAGAACAACTGGACAGTCGAGGTCAACGGTTCGCCGGATGGTGGATACCGCGCTTCGGCAGGGGGCCATCACTGAGTGCCCGGCCGACGAAAAGACCCGGGGCGCAGCCGAAGGCTACATCCTTCGTCAAGTACCAGTCGGGTTTTAGTGCCAAGGTGCCAATTTTAAAATGGCACAAAAGATAGTGAACGATTTCAGATGAATATGATTTGTGCCACGACCATTTGTGCCAAGGGGTTTTGGCACATAAAAAAGTTCAACGATTTCAGCTTTGTGCCATGTGCCATTTGTGCCCCCTAAAGGGGGAATGGATTTTGGCACAAAACCAAAACCATCCCCCCACCGGGGTTTGGGTTCGGGAAAAATGACATGAACGAAAACCGAGAGATTCAATCCCAGAAGTCTGAGGCCGAGATCGAGCGCGAGGCCCTGGCATGGCTGGAAGAGAAAGAGCGCAAACTGAAGGCCCAAAAAAGTAACTGGAAGCCGAGGTGTCGCCGTGATCGTGCTGGTCGATAGCCGCGAACAGGCCCCCTTCCCTTTCATCCGGTTCAACGTCCAGGCGGAGAGAGCCGGGTTGCCCACCGGTGATTATTCCCTGCCCGGATTCGAGGACAAGGCCGCCATCGAACGCAAATCCCTGGATGACCTCGTGTCCTGCCTCATGGGGAAGAACCGGGACCGTTTCGAGCGTGAACTTACCCGGGGCAAAGCCTACGAGCTTTTCGCCGTGGTTTGCGAAGGTTCGTATCAGGACATCGCAGAGGGGCGGTACAGAAGCGAAATGACGCCCCAGGCGGTCCTGCAATCCATCGTCGCCTTCCAGGTCCGCTACGGGGTCAACTTCATCATGGCCGGGACCAGACAAGCCGCTGAGTACCTGACCTTCAGCCTTCTGGAAAAATTTCAGCGGGAGATTGAGGAGCGATGGAAAGCCTTGGAGCGGGGAAGGAAAAAAGGTGCGGCCCCGTGCCACGATCCGGGGGCGTCGTGACACTGCCCAGCATCGCCCCGGGGTCACTTCCAGGTGGAAATCCGGGCCTGACCTTCAAATGGGATATGTAATCCGCAGGTTTAACATGGAAAAATTAATGATTTAAACGATAAAATTTCATCATTTTCGGCCAAGCGGATTTCATTGCCACTGTGTTGCCACTTTCAAATGAGCAACCCCTAAAAAGTGCTGAACTTCATGGGCAGATCATGGGTCAATCGGAGTTGTAGCTATGTCAGGATATGTTAAACTGGCCGACAAAGACTTGAAGAGGCACATTGACCCCGTGAAGAGGGCGAAGATTGCCCGCGCAAAGCTTCGTGAACAAATCACTGGCAGGTTGAACCAAGCACAACGCCTCTTGCTGGATACGATGATCCCTATGGCCCTTGAGCTTGATACCATGGCGCAACAGTACGGACAACCCGATTTCGACATGACAAAGTACATGCAACTTCAAGCTTCCTTCCGGCAATCCTTTGAACGCCTTCAGGTTGGGAGCAATAAGCGCCGGGGTTACAATGGTGCCCCTCGTGGCGGCTTCGACCTTGCGAGGGCCATCGATGCCTAAGCCCGCGAAGAAGGTCCGGGAAGACCGCAATGCCGCGATCATCGCCAGATGGAACGCCCCCGGTGCCGAGGGGTTTTTCAACTGGATCGACGACGTGAAGCCCCAGGTCTTGCATGCCGACAACCGCTATCGACCTGTGAGCCTTGAGGATTGGCAGAGATCGATCCTGGCCGATGCCCTGGCCGTTGATACCATGGGCCTGTTCAAGCACTCCCTGGCCCTTACACGGATGCCCAGGCGGCATAGCAAGAGCACCTTGTGGGCACTGGTGGTCCTGTGGCTTGCCACCAGCCGGGAGAATTGGACGATCACGCTTTTGGGGAACAGCGAGGAGCACTCGACCAGGACGCAATTCAAGCCGATTCGGCGCATTATCCAGCACACCAAGGCCCTGGCCGCGCTGATCCCGTCTGAGACCATGCTGAAGTTCTCCATCACGGTGCCGCACACCGAAAGCACGATCCAGGGCGGCGCATCTGGCATGTCCACGGCCTTTGGCGACAGGGTGAACGTCCTGTGGGCCTCAGACTTCCATCAGGTGGATCAGAACGTCTTTGACGCCCTGTCCGGTAGCCTCCTGGATTCCGAAGGCACGTTGACCCTGATCGACGCCAACGCGGACCCCGAGGGCGGCCCTGTTCATGCCCTGGAGGCCCTTGCCGAGACGGACCCGAAGATTTTCTGCCGCGCCGTGGAGTACCGGGACTTCAAGGACTATTGCCGCCGCGCCCCGGCCTGGATCGACCGCGCCAAGGCCAAGCAGTTGCAGCGCACGCAGTTGGACATGGCCTTTCAGCGCGACATCCTGGGCAAGCGCAGCGCCGCGAAAAACGCCCTGTTCCCGCCCGAGGTCATCACCCTTTGCAGATGTGAATTGCCACACCCCTTCCCGGCGGATCGTATCCCGGAACTGGTGGCGAATCGACGCTATTGCGTCGGCGCGGGCCTGGACCGGGCGAAAAAGCTTTTCGGCGGGGATGCTTCCGTCTGGACCACGACCTTGAAGACGACCAGCGAGGGCGGGGAACCGGAATACGTCGTGTTGCGCCAGCACGTTTTCGAGTTGAACACGGCCGCCGCGATCAAGAAGGCCATTGCGGCCGACCACAAAGCTTACAAGCTGGATGCCGTGACCCTGGAGGCTTACGAAGTTGCGGACCTTGAGCCGTGGCTTGTGGACCAGAAGATTCCGGTGGAAGTCGTATCCGCCCACGCCAAGAACCAGAATTTGAGCTTTGTTGAGCTTCACAACGTCGCCAAGGAAGGCCGCCTGCGGTTCTCCACCAGCCTGGAGCAGCTTGCAACGGAGATGCAGACCTTCATTTACGAGGAAGCGAGGGACGGCAAGTACAGCTTCGGCCATTCCAGCCAGAAGTTCCACGACGACACCGTTTACAGCCTGAACTGGTCCGTTTTCGCAACCCGCGCCCGCGTCCTTCAGGTCTATGCCCTGGCCCGGCTGGTGTGTGCGTCGAAATCGCAGCATCGACCCTTGTGCTTCCTGATGGGCGGCCAGATGGAACTGCCGTGCAAGCATGAGTGCCGGGCATGGCATGAGGTTTCGGAGATGCACAGGGCGTATTGCCGTCTGCGGGACGATCCGCTTTCCCTGCCCGAGTTCTTCACCACCTACGTCAAAGTGACCGGCCCACGGGTCTATCAGGCCGCATAGGAGGCTACCAGATGCTTTTCACCTCACAAGTCCCTGCCCTTTTGCAGTCGGTTCTGGACGGTGCCCGAGCAAGCGCCACGACGGCCAGGAAGGCGGACGCGGCCAAGCGCCTGGACTTCTTCCACGACGGCCAGTTGCCGCACCTTCTGGAGCAGCTTGAACGCAAATTCGCCCAGCCGGAGAAGTTGACGCCGGTTTTCGTGAACGTGGTCAAAAAGATCGTCTGTCAGTTGGCCCTGGTCTACCTGGATACGCCGAAGCGCGAGGTGGAGGGTTCGGAGGCCGACAAGGAACTATTTGCCCTGATCGTGGAGCAGGCGGGCCTTGACGCCGTGATGAAAACCGCCAGCCGGTACGTCAAGCTTCTCAAGACCTGCATGATCCGGCCGGTGTGGCGAAACGGGCGTCTGGACCTGGATATTTTGACGCCGGACCTTCTGGACGTGGAAGTGGGCGACTCCCCGCGCGACGTGCTGAAGGTCATGGTCACGCACTACGCCGAATCCGGGCGGACGGACGAAGTTACCTACAGCCTGTGGACTCCCGAGACCTGGAAGCGTCTGGACTGGCGCGGGCAGGAGATCGAGGGCGGCCCGAATCCGTATGGCGTGCTTCCGTTTCTGCCGCTTTGGGACCGGACCCCCACGGATTCGTTCTGGCTTCCGGGCGGGGATGACCTTGTTTCCATCCAGGAGGCCATCAACCTGAAGCTGACTGATTTGCTCCATGTGATCGAGGCGCAAGGTTTCGGCCTGGGCTGGATCAAGGGCGGCGAGGGAGGTGGCACTATCGATGCCGGACCCGGCCAGATGGTTGAACTTCCCGAGGGCGGCGAGCTTGGCTTTGCAGCGCCCGAGGCCCCGATTGAAGAGGTGGTGGCGGCTATCGACAAGCTTTTGAAGTGGGCGGCCATCTCCAACGGCCTGAGTGCGGCCAGCCTGAGCACGGACCCCACCAGCGAAAGCGGCGTCTCCAAGATCGTGGGCAACCGGGAACTTGAGGAAATGCGCCGCGACGACGTGGGCCTTTTCCGGGGGTATGAGAAGCGGCTTTTCGGCCTGATCCGCGCCGTCTGGAATCACCACAACCAGGGGCAGAAGATTTCCGAGGCCGCCGCGTTGCGCGTGGATTTTGCGGACCCCAAACCCGAGACATCCGAGAAGGACCAGGCCGCGACGTGGGAACTTCTCCTGGGCATGGGGCTTATCAGTCCCGTGGATGCCGCCATGGAGCGCAATCCGGACCTTGCCACCAGGGACGACGCCCTGGCCCACCTCCTGCGGGTGCGGGATGAGACGGCGGCCCTGACGGAAAACCGAGTTTAACCCGCCTGCGCGGGCGTAAATCATCGAAGGAGATCACCATGGACCAGGACCAGAACACCAACCCGGACCAGAGCACCAGCGGGAACGGACCTGAAAAAACCGAAAAGACGGTGCCCTATGCGCGATTCCAGGCGGTGAACGATGCCAAAAAGCAGGCCGAAGAGACCTTGACCGGCCTTGTCGCGGAACTCCTGGAGGACATCCCGGAGGACATGCGCGACGTGGTGCCGGACCTTCCCCCGGCCCAGAAGATCAAATGGCTTCGTGCGGCCCAGAAAAAGGGCCTTTTCACCGTCAAGCAGAAACCGACCGGCCCGGACAGCAAGAGGCCCGGCGGAAAACCCGCCACGGACTTCAACGGCATGAGCGCCCAAGAGAAAATGGCGCACGGCTACGGCCAAACCAAGTAACGAGGTAACAGACCATGGCTTTGACCCTTATCGAAGCGGCCAAACTGGCCCAGACCCCCTTGCAGGCGGGAGTGATCGAGACCATCGCCAAGAACAGCGGCGTGCTTGAGCGTCTGCCGTTCCTGCCGGTTTCCAGCAACGCCTACACCTACAACCGCGAACAGACCTTGCCCGGTGTGGCTTTCCGCGCCGTGGGCGAGAACTACACGGAATCCACGGGCGTCATCAACCCGGTGACGGAACGCCTGTCCATCCTGGGGGGCGTCTCCGACTATGACCGCGCCCTGGTGAAGACTCAGGGCAACGTGAACAACCTGCGGGCCGTGCATGACGCCATGAAGGCCAAGAGCGAGGCCCTGAAGTTCACCGCCACCTTCTTCAACGGCGATTCCGAGGCCAACCCCAAGGCTTTCGACGGCCTGAAAAAGCGCCTGACCGGCGGGCAGGTCATCAACCAGGGGAGCACCAGCGGCGGCGACGTTCTGACCTTGGCGAAGCTTGACGAGCTGATCGACGCCGTGGCGGGTGGCCCGGATGCGATCTTTTTGAACAAGCGCCTTCGCCGGAAGGTTTCGGACCTGGTTCGCGCCGCCGGACAGTCCACGGAAGTGGTTTCCGATGCCTTCGGCCGCCAGTTGACCGCCTATGCCGGGATTCCCCTGGTGGCTATCGAAGCCGACGAAACCGAAACCGACATCCTGGGCTTCACCGAGGACAACCCCGGGGGCGGCACGGCCGCTTCCACGTCCATCTACGCCTGCCGCTTCGGCGCGGGTGAATACGTCTCCGGCCTGGAGTGCGGGGGCGTGGATGTGATCGACATGGGCCTTTACTCCGGCGGGACCGCCCTGCGGACCCTGATCGAGTGGATCACCGGAATGGCCGTGTTCCATCCCAAGGCCGCCGCCCGCCTGCGGGGCATTAAGAACGCTTAATCAGATGGGGGCCGGGAAACCGGCCCTTACGAGGGACATACCATGTACGATTCCACCTTGATCATGAAAGACGCCGGGCTTGTGGCCGCTTCCGCCGCCGCGACCGTGGGCGGTTCCGCCAAGATTGCCGCCGTGGGTGAAGGCCGCGTGGACGGCCGTCTGGTCATCGATGTGACCGCCCTGGAAGTCGCCAGCAACGATGAAGTCTATTCCATCGCCCTTCAGGGTTCGGATGTGGCCGACTTCACGACCGGAAGCCCGAAGATCGTGGAGCTTGCCTCCATCGTCCTTGGCGCGGCCGAGGTGAACCCCGATAACGCCGACAACACGACAGGCCGATACGAAGTGCCGTTCTCAAACGTCAAGCTGGGCACGGCCTATCCCTACCTGCGGGTTTTCACGACCGTGGCCGGGACCGTCGCCACCGGGATCAGCTTCACGGCCCGGCTTGAACCGTAGTTGACACGCTTTCCGGTTTGTATGGCCCGCCGGAAAGCTTTTATGCACCTGATGGTATGGCCTTAAACCAAGGTGTGCTTCCCTCCGGGAGCGAAAAGGCCGACCCGGACCCGCCGGAGTCCGTAAATACCCGCCAGGGTTCCGGCAAAATTTCAAACGAGGTGCAAGCATGCCGACCGTGACCAAGGGAACGAACAGCTACGTCACTGAAGCCGAGGCCACGGCCTACGTTGCCGACCGCCTCCACGCCGACGCCTGGACCGAAGCAACCGAGGGCAACCGGCAAAAGGCCCTTCTCATGGCCTGTAAGCTCCTGGACGGGCATATATTGTGGACCGGCTACAAGACCGACGACGCCCAGGCCCTTGCGTGGCCTCGAATCGGCGTGACCGGCGTGACCATGGATGTGGTCCCGGCAAGCGTCGGCATCGCCCAGATGGAGCTTGCCTTGATCCTGCTCAAGACGGACGTGACGGCCCTGCCCGATACGGCCGGCATCAAGTCCCTGGAGGTGGCCGGGGCGGTCAAGCTGGACATGAACCCGGCCGACAGGGTGAAGGTTATTCCGGATCAGGTCTTTTCCCTGGTGTGCGGCTACGGGACCAGAACCGGCGGCCTGCGATCCATCACCGTGCGGCGATAGACGGCCATGCTCGACGACATCTTGAAATTTGAGCACCGGGTGGATCTTCGCGGCAACGCCCTGGCCGAAGAAATGGCCGCCGTGCTTGAGGCATCCCGGGAAAGCGTCATCGGCAAGCTGGCCAAGCTCCAGGAAAAGCACCTGACGGGGAAAGCCTTTGATCAGGAGTCCCTTGCCCGGCGGAAAGCCTTCCTGGAAGCCTTGCGCATGGAGATCGAAAAGATTCTGGCCGGGGTTTCTTCGGAGTGGGCGGATAGCCTTCAGACGGCTGGTGGGGACGTGATCCAGGCAGGCATGACCTCGACTGTCACGACCATGAACGCGGCCGTGGGGGCGGCCATCATGGCACCCAAGCTGACCCCTTCCGTGGTTTCGGCCTGGTTTGAGACCTCGACCGTGGACGGCCTCCTGGTGAATGAGTGGTTGAAGAAGGTGGAGACCGCCACGGTGGAAAGGATCGTCGCGGCCGGGCGGCAATCCATGATCGAAGGGCTTGGGGTTCAGGCCACGGCCCGGTTGATCCGCAAAAACGGCGTGGAAGGGACCGTGCCCGGACTGGAGGGATTGGCCCGCACCTTCACCGCGTCGGCATCGAATTACGCCCGGGAAAAGATCGTCACGGAGAAGTTCTCCGATACGGTGAAGGGCTGGAAGCGCATGGCCGTGCTCGACGGCCGCACCTGCATCGCCTGTGGGAGCATGGACGGCAAAACCTACGGCCTGAAAGACCCGAAGCCCGCCTTGCCCGCGCATTGGCGGTGCCGGTGCGTCTATCTGCCCTTGCCCGTGACCTTCCGGGATTTGGGCATTGACATTGACGAATTTGAAGGGGCGGATCGGACCACGGTCAAGCATACCGGCAAGACCGTCCATCACAAGGACGGATCGACCAGCACGAAGTTTAAGGTGGCCGAAGTTGGCAAGGTAGCGCCCGACGCCACCTATCACGCCTGGATGAAGCAGCAGCTTGAAAAAGACCCGGCCTTCGTGCGCCAGGTGTTGGGCAAGACCCGTTTCGAGCTTTTCAAGTCGGGCAAGCTGTCCCTGGAAAAAATGGCCGTTCATGGTAAGATCAAGAAGCTTTCGGAACTGTAACCGCCCCGGCGATGCCCGACCCCCCCCGCCTTCTCCCCGTCTGGGAACTTTTGGGGTCAACCCACCAGGAGTATGCCCAGGCCCGCCCCTGGAAGGCCACCAGGATGAGCAGGGCGGCCTATGAAACCCACATCCTCGACATGCCCCAAGAACAGCTTGCCGAGTTCAGGCTTGTGAATCAGGCGGAAAGGCTTGTGCGGGAGATTTTCCAGGTGGCCGGATGACGGACAGGCCGGGAGGGAACTACCTCATGGAGAGGGAAGGTTACTTCCGGCCGTCCTGACGACGGCGCTTGCCCGGGGATCATGCAGTAGGTGACCACGAGCACGCCCTCGACGATGAGTGTTTATGGCTTGTTTTTTGCAAAATATATATTATTATAAAAATATATAGACAAGATGCCAAAAAACGTCTAGCGAGCCTCAACAAGGGCTGATATGAAAAGGATAGATCTTTCAAGCGAAAAGCTTCGAAACGCAATCATCTATTTTGTGAACAACACCAGATACTTGGGAGTCACAAAACTGATGAAATTGCTATATTTTCTTGATTTTTGCCATTATAAGTCCACAGGTAGATCGGTAACCGGATTGAGTTATTCGGCCTGGGAACGCGGGCCGGTTCCAGTCCAAGTTTGGAATGAACTCAATGCAGGATCAGGAGAGTTACATCTTGATTCTGTGGTTCAAATGCAAAAAGTGCCTGGAAGAAATTTTTATCCCATTACACCTGTTGGGATGTCCCCTGGATTTGATGATGAAGTATTTACTGAACGCGAGTTTTCTCTTTTGAGCCTCATCTCGTCGAAATTTGAAAGGTTCACATCAGAGCAAATGGTGGAGGCCACGCACTTGCCAAACCGTCCGTGGGATATCACCCTGCAAACCAAAGGACAAAACGCCATCATTGATTATGAGATTGTTTTGCAAGGGCGCGAAGATTCCGAAGAAGTCGGATGTATTCGAGACTGGCAAAATAATCGCAAAGAAGTTGAAAGCATTTTAAGCCAGCTATGAACCGCGGGTCTGTGCTATTTTGGCCGAATTTTGAATTTCATGACGGTGGCACGGCCAACAAACTGTTGGTGGTGCTAAACAATGCGGATAACAACGATCACGTATTGTTCTTTAAGACTACATCGCAAAGCAAAGGAAGAGAACGTACACCTGGATGCAACAGCATAAGACAAGAATATTTTTTACTCCCACAGCATGGCGAGTTCCTGGTTGATACATGGATTATCCTAAATGAAGTGTATGCCTATACATTCGCTGATGTACTCAGGATTACTTTAGGTGAAAGAAAATTTGACGTAAAAGGTGTTTTGTCCTCATCAACAGTAGACAATATTCGCGATTGTGCTTTGCTTTGTCTGGATATCGAAAGAAAATGGAAGCGTCTGTTGATGAAGTGAACATCATTCTTGTTTATTTTGTTGCGCCTCCCTACACGACCCCGCCCCGGCGGGGTTTTTTGTTGCCTTCTGGCGGACGGGCCGAAATTTGGGGTTGACGCCAACCACGACACAAGGTAGAAATGATGAAAAGGTTGAAAATATGAGCGCGATCAATATCAAAAACATACCCGAGGAAATCCACCGGCAGGCTAAGGCCGCAGCGGCGATCACTGGCATGTCTCTGCAAGCGTGGATCATTGAAGCGATCAAGGAAAAGCTTGATAGGAGCGGGAAAGATGAAAAAGTCTGAAAAGTGTAATTATAGATTTACGGTCAAAGAAACTGGCGATGGTAAACCCTGGCTTATGCTTGAGCCAATGGATTGTGAATTGTCCATCTTCAAGGATTTGATTGTTGGACTGAAATTGCGAGATGATATGACGATTGAAGAGGCGCAAGAGTTGTCTAAGCGTCTCAATAAAGATGTATCTGGAATCAGTTACACAAGGCTTTAACAAACAGCCCCGGCCGGAAGGTGGCACTTCCGACCAGGGCCTAACCATCAACCTGCATCCAGGAGGTGCAAGTCATGGCTACCGTTCCATCTATCCCCCTTCCCTACCCGTATCAAGTCCTCGCCAGCAATGTGGCCGACATCCTCGCCTGGGACGTTCTAAAGCGCATCTTGGGCCACAATCGGGGTTCCCTCGACGGCCTGCCTCAAGGCCCGGTGCGCCCGTCCGGGGATACGCCGGAAGGCCAGGGGGTGCCCCATGAATAACGAGAAAAGCAAGACCCCTGTGGGCAAGGAACTCGAATACGACATCACCTTTGCCGTGAAG